TTGAACATCACTCCTGATAGCCCAATCTCGGCTGCTCAGTTCAGCATTACGCAGTACGCTGACTCAGTAACCATGAGTGGTCTAGAAATGTTGCAAAACAGCAGCAAAGAAGCAATCATCGACCTGTTAGATGGTCGTATGCAAGTTTCTGAAGCCCGTCTGTTAAACCGCATTTCAGGTGACTTGTATGGTGACGGAACAGGTAATGGCGGTAAGAACATTACAGGTCTAGCCGCTGCTATCAGCACTTCACCTACAACTGGTACATACGGTGGTATTAACCGTGCAAACTGGACTTTTTGGCGTAACCAAGCAACAACTGGTGCTGACTCAGCCGCATTAATTCAAGCTGCTATGACTACTGCCGCTATTAAATCTGTTCGTGGTAATGATAAGGTTGACCTTATTATTGCTGGTAACACTTTGTATTCACGCTATGTAGCTTCTTTGCAAGCGATTCAGCGTATTGCTGGTGTAGACGAAGGTGCAGCAGGTTTTGCATCCCTCAAGTTCTACGGTGGCGGTATGTCTGCTGATGTGGTACTAGGTGGTGGTATTGGCGCACAAGAGAACGCATTGTATATGTACCTCTTGAACACCGATTACATCTTCTTCCGCCCACACAAAGAGCGTAATTTCGTTCCTATCGGTGGTGAGCGTCAGTCAATCAACCAAGATGCAATCGTGAAGCTGTATGGCTGGGCAGGTAACTTAACTTGCTCTAATGCTTCACTCCAAGGTATCTTGACAGGCACTTAATCAACTGACTAATTAAAGGAAAATTATCATGTCATATTCAACTCTCCCCATCGCTGGCGTAGATTTAGGTGAAAATGCTTACACTAACCTAAATTCCGCTGGCACAGCAATTCCAACTATTGGCCCACTTGGTCTGCAAACTTTTGGCGCAGATGGTTTCCGCTACGTGTTTGCACAAGCAGGTGCGGCTATTGGTGCATCGACAGCAACTTGCTCAGTAAATGCTTCAACCTTTGTAGCAACTGCTTCAGGTGGCACATACTTGTCAGGTGCTTCTATGGCATCAGGCGATTATGGCTGGTTTAGCAAGGCTAGTGTTTAATAGCAAAATGTAGTAAAAACAGGGGGTTACCTTAATTGGTAGCCCCTTTTTCCTTTTAACAACCTAATACCTTAGGAGAATTAAAAATGGCTTTACCTTCAGATACACAAGGAGCAGATGCTCGATTGCAAGTACGCTTTTACAAGAAATCCGTACAACAAGAGCAAGAATCTATAGACGCTGGCAGACCAATCTACAAAGACTTTGATTTTGTGCAAATCTGCGTTGCTGGCGATACCCTAACCGAAATCGACACTTATGCGCTACAAAACCATAAGACCCGTTTCCCTATTCAATGGGCTAACTACATGAATAGACAAGGAGCGCATGACGAGGAAGTGGTTGGAACGCCTATAACGGAATGGCCTTTAGTATCAAAAAGCCAAGCTGAAGAATTAAGGGCAATTAAGTTCCAAACGGTAGAATCTATTGCAACTGCTTCAGATCAACAGTTACAGCGCATGGGAATGATTGCAGGAATGTCACCCTATGCGTTTCGTGACAAGGCAAAGGCATTTCTAAATCTAGCAACAAGTTCAGCAGAAACCGACAAGCGTGAGCATGAAATTAACGCTTTGAAAGAAGAACTTGCCAAAAAGGAACTAGAAACTGCTAAAATAAAAGCAGAAACAGATGCGAAGTTAGCCTTAATGCAAGAGCAAATGGCTACTATACTTGCTGCTGTTGGTGAAAAGAAACCCCGTAAACAGAAAACGGTAGCCACAGAGGAAGCCTAATATGTCATCAACAATGCTTGAACTTGTACAGCAAGTTACCGCTGAACTTAATTTAGCCGTACCTACTTATGTAGCAGGAAACACAAACCAAGATGTGCAACAAGTCTTGGCTTTGATGAACCGTGCTGGGTACGACTTGATTAAGGAACACAATTGGCAAGCGTTGGAACTGGAATACAGGTTTTACACTACAGCAATAACCACGACCTGTGACACAATTAACAACACTTATGACTTATTAAATGTTGGTAATGTCACAGGTTTGGATAACACTTATTCAATCGTTGGCACAGCAATTCCCCAAGATACTTATGTGGAATCTGTCGTAGGCTCAACGGTAACTGCAAGTCAATTAGCTTCTTCTACAAGCATTGGCGGTACTGTAACTTTTAGCAAGACCAAGTATCCGCTGCCGCCTGACTACGAAACAGTCACAGATAATACCCATTGGGATAAGACTAAACATTGGCAAATGCTTGGCCCAGTTGATGCACAGCAATGGCAATGGCTTAAATCAGGCTATATTTCAACAGGGCCTCGGGTTCGTTGGCGTATTCTTGGTAATGAATTTCAAATATGGCCGCCTTACAATACCCTTGAATATTTAGGTTTTGAGTACCGTTCTAAAGGATGGGCTAGAAGTGCTGCCAATGCTGTAAAAAACAGTTTTACCGTAGATACCGATACATCCGTACTAGACGATTCAATCATTGTATTGTTGACCAAACTCAAATATTTCCAAGTTAAGTCGTTTGACACTACTGCATTGCAACAAGATTACAACCGCTATTTAAGCGTTGCCAAGGCTAACGATAAAGGCTCTGCTACCCTGTCNTTTNCACCGCAACCAAGTGCTGTGCTTATTGGCTGGGCTAATATCCCTGATACTGGCTACGGCAGTTAATTATGGCAGTCGCTAAAGGTCGGACAGCCGTAACTGCATCGCTTGCTTCCCCTATTGGTGGGTGGAACGCACGGGATTCTTTGGCTGAAATGAACCCACTTGATGCGGTTCAGATGGTCAACTTCTTTCCTACGCCTACCGATGTAACGCTAAGAAAAGGTTATACCAAGACTTCAACTGGCATTACAGGTGCAGTTTTAGCCTTGATGAATTACAGCAGCCCATCGGTAAATAAGATGTTTGGCTCAAATACCACAACTATTTACGATGTAAGCACTTCTACGGCAACCGTAAGCCTTGCTGGTAATACCGATGGTAAGTGGATTCACACAATGCTTACNACGGCTGGTGGCTCGTTTATGCCCGCTGTAAACGGTGTNGANCCGATGGTCGTTTATGACGGTACGCTATGGCAAAGATCAGCNACTACAGGCACAGCACAGACAATTAGTACCATTACAAGGGGNGGCACGGGAAACCTGACAGCGACCCTTACAACGGCTGTAGCGCATGGTCTAGTAACTGGTAATACGGTTACGGTAGCTGGCGCAGTACCAGCCGAGTTCAACGGTACTTATCGGATAACCGTTACAAATGCAACGACTTTTACCTACACAATGGCTACCGCTCCAAGCGGAGATGCTTCTACCGTAGGCACTTATACCGTCAAATACTTTGTTACAGGGTTAAATTCCAACCAGTTTGCAAATATTAATTTGTTCAAAGAACGCTTGTATTTTGTGCAAAAAGACAGTCTTAGCTTTTGGTATTTACCCGTAGATTCAATCAATGGCGCAGTAACTGAATTTCCCCTTGGCGGTATCTTTAAAAAGGGTGGCTACCTGCAAGCAATGGGTACATGGACTATTGACGCTGGTTACGGGGTAGATGACTTAGCCGCTTTTGTTACGAGTAACGGTGAAGTTGCTATTTATAAAGGATCAGACCCTTCCAACCCTAATGATTGGGCATTAATTGGTATTTGGAACATTGGACAGACTTTTGCCCGTAAATGCTTGTTTAAATACGGTGGCGATTTGCTACTTTTGACGGAAGATGGTCTTGTACCCCTATCCGCAGGGTTGCAATCTACCCGTTTAGACCCCCGTGTCAACATTACGGACAAGATTTTCTTTGCTATTAGCCAAGCTGCCGACCAATATGCCAATAATTTTGGCTGGCAAATCAATTATTTTGCCAAAGTCAATATGCTGATTGTTAATATTCCCGTAACAGGGGGTTCAGAGCAGTATGTAATGCACAATATTACAAAATCATGGGCAAAATTTACCAATATTAAGGCAAATTGCTGGGAATTAAGTAGCGATAATATGTATTTTGGGGCAAATGGCTTTGTAGGCAAGTTTTACGACACTAATGCCGATGCAGGAACAAACATTACAGCTTTCGTTCAGCAAGCGTATTCCTATTTTGACAGTCGTGGACAGCAAAAACGCTTTACTTTGGTTCGCCCAATCCTTCAAACCGATAACGGCTTACCTAGCGTTCTATGCGGCATAAGTACCGACTTTGATACCGTAAATTTAACCAATCAAATATCGTTTAACCCTTTAATTTTAGACATTGGCGAATGGGATGTAGATAAATGGGATGATGCCAACTGGGGCGGTGGTTTGGTAACGACTAAGGTATGGCAGGGCGTGACTGGATTAGGTTATGCTGGTTCAGTTAGTTTAAATGTGGTATCTCAGAGCATTGAGTTTCATTGGGCTAGTACTGATTTTGTAATGGAGCGTGGGGGCGTACTTTAATTGCTATGTTTTGATAAAGACTTGTTAGGGCCATTTATCGCCCAAAAGTTAAACATGGTATGGACACCCGAAAATTCCAGCACAATTGGTTGGGTAACGGATCAAATAGAATCAGTAGTGTGGTATGAGGATTTTAATAAAAAATCGGTAACTTGCCATATTTACCTTGAAAAAGGATTAAATAAGCAATACTTATCTACCATTTTTGATTATCCTTTTGTACAATTGGGGGTAGATAAGATTGTTTGCCCCGTGGTTAGTAGTAACGACAAGTCAATAGAGTTTGTCAAGAAATTGGGGTTTGAGGAACAAGCACGATTACTTGATGTTTTTCCTACTGGAGATTTGTTGTTTTTTGTAATGTCAAAAGACAAATGTAGATTTTTAGGAGAAAGATATGGGAAAGTCGGCTTCTGCGCCACCAGCACCTGATTATATAGGTGCGGCAAGAGAAACCTCAACAGGTAACCTTGAAGCGGCTAGAGCCGCTGCTGCTGCCAATCGTGTAAATCAATTTACCCCTTATGGCTCATTGGTATATAGCCAACAAGGTACTTTTGATCCTAAAGCATACGAACAAGCGTATCAGTCTTATCAAAAAGCTCGCCAAGGCGGTGGATTGCCTGAAGGATATAGTCTAACTGACACTAATCCAATGCAACCTAGAACAACAGTCATGCCAAGAGAAGGGTTTCAATTTGCTTATGGGCCAAGTGGAGATCGAATTGAAGTACCTTTAAGCGGTGACCAATTAAAAGCCCCAAGAGTAGAAGATTTTTTAACTGCTCCAGCAAATGCCGACCAAGGTTGGACTGCTAGACAATTTTTATCACCTGAACAACAACAGCTTTTAGATTACCAAAATCAAACTAGCATAGGTTTAGGCAAACTTGCAGGTCAAGGTCTTGGTTATGTAGAAAAAATGCTACAAACCCCTTTTGATACAAGCAGACTACCGACCACAGGGTTTAATCCTAGCCAAAGTTACCAAGATGCGTATATGCAACGACTTGCCCCACAGTTACAACAAGGGCGTGAACAATTACAGCAAGACTTGGCGAACAGAGGTATTGACATTGGCTCTACAGCGTATGACCGAGCTATGCAATCCCAAGCCCAGCGTGAGAATGATTTACTGTTAGGTGCGACCACCCAAGGTTTTGGCGTTGGTCAACAAGCCCGTCAATCTGCCCTGCAAGAACAGGCTTATTTGCGTAACGAACCACTTAATACCCTGTCTGCGGTGCGTACTGGTTCACAGGTTCAAGGCCCATCATTTGTTAATTCTGCCCAACAAGCAACAACGGCTGGCCCTGATATTTTAGGGGCTACACAAATGGGTTACAACGCCCAGTTAGCCGCATCCAATGCTCAGAATGCCGCTAACAACGCAATGACCCAAGGTTTGTTTAGTCTTGGTGGTGCGGCACTAATGTCGGATATTCGTACAAAAGAAAATATTAAAGCAATTGGCTGGTTACCTAATGGTTTACCCGTATATACATACGAATACAAAGATGAATTTAAGGATCACCCATTAGCAGGTCATGGAACGCACACAGGCGTGATGGCGCAAGAAGTTGAGGTAATGTATCCAAATGCTGTAATAACCCTTGATAACGGCTATAAAGCCGTAGATTATGGAAAANTATGAATCCTTACATCCTAAGAACACTTNCCATGCAAGATTTAAGCGGGTTACAACCTGTATATCAAAATATTGGGCAACAGCAAGCTATGCAACAGGCGGCACTTGGACAACAGAATCAATTAGCAAACCAAGCAGGGCAAAGCCAAGGCGGTGGCGGTATGAATCCAATGGCTTTAGCACAAATGTTGCGTAACAAAGACCCACAAAGTTTAAGTAGCAAGATGGGTGTTTATGCTAAATCTATTCCAGCAATCATGCAATACGGTTCTGAGAATGTATACGGTGGATTTGGTCAGGGTCAAGTACCAACAATGACCACAGGAGAAAATTAACAATGGCTGACATTGGAACACTAAACCCCGAACAGATGTTGCAACAGCAACAGATTTTACGCCAGCAAAAAATGGCTGAAATGCTTATGCAACAAGGTATGCAACAACCTCAAAGTCAGATGGTTGGCGGGCGTTATGTAGCCCCATCTTTGACACAAAATTTAGCACAGTTAGCTAATGTTTACATGGGCCAAAGAGGTATTGAAAAAGCTAATCAAGCCCAAATAGATTTAGCAAAAGCTATTCGTCAAGGTGAAATTGAGTCACTTGCTGACTTTGAAAAAATTAGACGGGGTACGCCAGCGGTTGAGGGTGGTATTTATGGCCCTGACAATAAACTGACTATGCAAACCACGCCTGACATGATTGGGCCACAAGGTGAACTTACATCTCAATATAGAAAAGTAGCCCCTGTAGCGGGTGTAGCACCT